GCTCTAGAGAATCATCTAAACCGCCCAATTAATATTCAGGAAATGTACCAATGACTCAAGCCATGATCATTAAAGCTCTACAGAATGGGCCACTTACTTCACAAGAAGTGTGTGATTTAACAGGAATGCCTAAATCCTCTGTATTGTCTACAGCTAAGAAGTTAAGATACAAAGGTGAGCTAACGACAGAAGAGGTCAAGGTTGGACGATATAGAGTTGCCAAGTACACCCTTGCAGATCATCTGATTGAGAGCAAGCCAAAAGACGAAACTCGCTGCTTGCTGAACCCTTTTGACATCAGAAATGCCAAAGGCATCTTCAGTAAATCAGAGTATGCGGTGATGAATGCACAGGCTAAAAGATTGCTTGGCAGACCAAAACCTGCAATTGAAATAACCAACAATCAATTTATTTAAGTTTACAGTAGGCTTTTTTAAGTTTACAATGTTTTGAAACACGGCTAGGAATGGATTGATCCCCGTTCCGAAAAGAGTTACTCCCTCTCCTGCCGCAGTTTCTTTTCAAGGGAGCATAAAAGGCGAGTTATGCACTACTACCAGTTCAATATTGGTGACTACCAAAGTCACACTTCACACCTTTCTGAAATTGAAGATTTAGTCTACAGGCGCTTGCTTGATTGGTACTATCTACATGAAATTCCAATTCCACTTGATGAATCTGAAGTATCTAGGCAGATAAGGATGCGTTCGCATACCGAAAGCATTGCAATCGTATTGCAAGAGTATTTCGAGCGCACAGATGATGGATGGATTCATCACAGAGCAAACAAGGAAATAGCTAAAGCTGGTGATAAATCAGAAAAGGCAAGTGCCTCTGCTAAAGTTAGATGGAGTAAGAAGGATGCGAACGCATTGCCAACGCAATCCGAAAGCAATGCTACACATAACACATTACCCATAACACAAGACACAGAACACAAGACACAAAAGAAAGCAACTAGCGTTGCTTGCCCTCCCGATGTTCGTGATCAAGTTTGGAATGATTGGATTGCTTTACGAAAAAGCAAGAAAGCGCCAATTACTGAAACAGTTGTTGAGGGCGCAAGAAAAGAGGCTTTCAAACTTAATTGGCCTTTAGATAAATTTTTGGTTGAGTGGTGTACTCGTGGAAGCCAAGGTCTAAAAGCTGATTGGGTAAAAGAGAAGCAATCTGTTTCTGAACAACGTCAAAACACAATGGCTCAGTTAACCAGAGGTGCGTCTGTACCAAAACAACCATTCTGGGCTAAACCTGAAACTATCGTATTGGAGGCAGAAGATGTGGAACGAAAAAGACTTTTGTGATGCCGACTCAGGCTTTGATTACATCTTTGGAATGATGAACGCTATTTATGGCGCAAAGTTCATCAACCATTGGCAAGATGTAGACCCTATGTTGGTGAGGGAGACTTGGAAAAAGTATCTCGGTCGATTCCTGACATACAAACCAAGCCTTGATTTTGCTCTTGAAAAACTAGGAAAAGACTTTCCACCGAGCGCCATTGCTTTTCGAGACTTATGCAACCAAGGGCCTGAAATCCCTGTTAAACAAGTTTTACATATCGAGAAGCAATCTACCGAAGCAGAAAAACAAGCAGCATTGTTGGCTAAAGAGAAGGCTAAGAAGTGGCTTGAACGACACAAATGGAGCAAAAATGAAAGTTCTTCCAATTAACAACTTCGAGGTAGAGCCCTGGTTACTTGAAAAACACTATGCCAAGCGGATGTGTCCAATTTCATTTGCGTTTGGTCTATACGATGATGAGCGGTTAGTTGGTGTGGTTACTTATGGCGTACCCGCAAGCCCGTTTCTTTGCATGGGTGTTTGCGGTATTGACAACAAAGACAAGGTTTTAGAACTTAACCGACTTTGTTTAAATGATGGACTTAAAAATGGCGCATCATTTTTGGTAAGCAAGAGTTTACAAATGTTGCCTAAACCTACTGTTGTTGTTTCTTACGCTGATACAGCAATGGGTCATGTTGGGTATATCTATCAAGCAAGCAATTTTTTATTTACTGGTACAACAAAAGAACGCACCGATATGGCTGGTGAGGATGGAAAGCATAGCAGGCATAACCTTGGTAACTCTGAAAACAGAATTAACCGAAGTGCTAAACATAGGTATGTTTTTTTTGTTGGAAATAAATCTCAAAAAAGTTATTTGCTTAAACAGCTAAATTATCCAGTTATGCCATATCCAAAAGGTGACTCTCAGAGATATGACTCTGGTTCTTTTGTAAAAACTCAACAACTTTTATTTGCATGAATTTTTGGAGAAAAGCATGAACATTTACCTAGTCTGCAAACACAGAAAATTTAGAGACAGTTGGGGAAGTGGTATTTTTATTGAATGTGTTGTTTTAAAACCATTTACTAACAAACAAGTAGCTTCAAGAGTTATTAAAGACTTAAACAGCAGATCAAAAAAATATACATACAGAATTAAAAAACTTGTGATAGCAGTATGAACTACTTTGAAGCTATGAAACTACTAGACAAGGTGCGTGAGGGAGTGCCGTACCCTCTACACCTGATAAACAAAGCATTGGAATTAACTGGTGACCTGGAGCAGACGTAACATACAAAGCCCAAGCGATAGGGTAATCCTTGAACAAGCAGAAGCAAGGGAACTCTATCGCAATTGGGAGTCATCTAAGAATCGTGATCTCATTCGTGCCAGGCTTGAGAGAGCAGAGCGTATTTATGGTGCTGGCGCTAGAGACAGGATCCGTTTTTATATGGCACAAATGAGAGATGGGACACTTGAATGACTAAAGAAGAGTTACACGAATTGTTTGAATACAAGGATAACAACTTGTATTGGAAGGTGAATTGTGGAAATAACCAAATGATTGGTAAAAAAGCTGGTTCACAACTTGCAAATAAATATTGGCACATAAGGATAAAGAAAAAACCTATCTACACACATAGGGCTGTTTTTCTCTTCCATCATGGATATTTGCCGAAAACAATTGACCATATTGATGGAAATCCATCTAACAATGCAATTGAAAATTTAAGGGCAGCTACACAATCGCAAAACAACAGAAACAGACGAGAAATTCCTAATAAATATGGTCATGTTGGTCTTACTTTGTTGCAAGGAAAATATTGGCAACCACAGTTAAGAGTTGATGGGCAAAAACTATATCTAGGGATTTATAAAAATGTTGAAGATGCAAAAACCGCTTATAAAAATGCGGTAGATAAGTATTGCGGTGAATTTAGGAGAAGAGTATGAGTTTTATGGTTACCTTTAAAGTGGATGCAACGCCAGTTCCGAAAGCTAGAGCAAGGTATGTAAGAAGGGGAAACCATATTTCTACTTACACCCCTGACAAAACAAGAAACTATGAGTCTTTAATCAAACAAGCCGCAATAGAAGCAATGGGAAGTAGCGAGCCATTGGAAACCCCTGTAACGCTGTATTTGTACATCAGAGCACCAATCCCTAAGTCTTTGCCCAAAAAGCGCATGGAAGCCTGTTTAAACGGCTTGGAGAAGCCAATTAAGAAGCCTGACGCATCCAATGTGCTTAAAAGTGTAGAAGACGCTATGAATGGAGTTGTTTACAAGGATGATTCGCAGATCGTGAATATCCATGTTTCCAAGGTTTATTCAAGTGTTTCAGGAATAGATGTTTGCATAAAAGAATGCTTGGATTAGGGTAAGTCCCAATACAAAACCTTGCAAAACAAGACTAACATTTAATTTTTAACAGGAGTAAATCATGGAACAAACTTGGGAATTCAATACATTGGTAGGCGAAGGCAGTGAGCTTGTCACAATAGTCTACGAGTACGAAAAAGACGAAGACGGCACTTTCAACGAAGGCATCAAAGAGATTTTGTTTAAAGGCCATGATGTGATTGGATTGTTCGCTGATAAACAATTCAAAGAGCTTGAAATGGAAGCTGAAATGCGTTTCCATGAACACAAGAGTAACTACAAACAAACATCGGACTTTGAGCCATGATGCTCAATTGCAAACCATCGCATCCAGATGCAAAGTGTGCAAACTGCAAAAGGCCATTGTCTGAGCATAAAACGACAGTTCATGTCATTAACAGTAAAGACAAGGCTTGCATCTACATCCCAATATCTTTACAGGTGAAGACATGACTGATTGGACTCCAGAGGAAGATGAAGCCTTCAACATGGTTGAACAAAACAGCAACCTTGGAAAACAGATATTAAGAGCAAACAAATCTAGCGGAATGGACTGTTGCACTTATGACTGCACCCAAGGTAGGAACTGTCCTGTACGCAACCAAACTCTAGATGAGGTAGCCCATGAATTCAGCTTAATGAAGTCATTTGGTGATACTGCACAGAGTTTCGCTGCTTTCGTAAGGGGTATGAAAAAATGAGCAGCGTTCAAGCAATTACAGAAGATATTAAATTTGAAGCAAAAATTGCATCTTTTTATGAACTTAGTAATGAGGCGCAAAAAGATTTACTTGAAGCGTTATCAAAAGCAGTTTATGAAACAGGTAAAAAACATGATTTTTTAACATGGCGTGTTCAATTAATAACTGACAGTAAAAAATGAGTAAAGGCTCAAACCCTCGCCCTTTTCAAGTAAGCAATCAAGAATACGCAAACCGATGGGATGCCATTTTCGGAAAAGATAATGACTCGCAAGAAAACAAAGAGAAAGCATTGGAATCTGGTGGACAATGTGACCCATGCAATAGTGGGAGCATCAATAACCCAGAGGGACAAGTTGGACAAACTCAGACTCCTTGAGTACTCCGCACTAGACGCAATGACAAAAGGCTCTGGAACTATCTCTGACTGGCGTACCTTGGTAGATGTTTTAAACCTGTCAGAAATGATGGGAAAGAGTGGGGTGGGTCCTGAAGTGCTACCTATCTGTGAGAAAGCACAAGAAAGCCTTCACAAAGCCGCTTTACGCTTTCAAGAAACAAAAAAGATGGGTTTGGATGGGCAAGGTATCAAGGCCATTAGGGATCTAATTGAGTATGCAGATCTACAACAGGGAAGTATTTCTAGGTCTGAGTTTGAGAAATACATCCAGAAAACAAAGAATTACATTAAATCTAATGGCGAAAAAGTAGTAGAAATAGAATGAAAAAAGAACTTTTAATTGGTTGTGGCTCTGATCACAGAAAAAGATTAGCCTCCGATGGAACTAAAGATTGGTCTAACCTGACCACTTTGGACTACAACGAGGACCATAAGCCTGATGTTGTGTGGGACTTGATGGAGCTTCCGCTGCCATTTCCAGACCAAGAATTTGACGAAATCCATGCCTACGAGGTGCTAGAGCATCTTGGTCAACAGGGTGACTACAAACTATTCTTTGCCCAGTTCTCAGAGTTCTGGAGACTACTTAAACCGAATGGATACTTCTTTGCGACTTGTCCATCCAGAAACTCAGTCTGGGCTTATGGTGATCCAAGCCACACAAGGATTATACAACTGGAGCAATTAGTGTTTCTATCTCAAAATGAGTATAAAAAACAAGTAGGCAAGACCCCAATGTCCGACTTCAGGAACATCTACAAAGCAGACTTTGAGGTTGTTTTCCAAGAGGATGATGGCGAAACCATTAGGTTTGTATTACAAAGAATTTGATTCTGTAGCTATAATTCAAGCCATGAAACAACGTGGCGGCTCCAGAAAAGGCGCTGGTCGAAAGAAGATCAGCGAAGAGGGTAGGACTATCCGAGCAAGGGTAGCGCCTATCCATGAACAAGCATTGACCTTGGCAGGGAATGGTTCTTTGTCTGAAGGTATCAGACGTTTAGCAGAAAAACATTGGAGATTGATTCATGGAGAGCCAGATAGACCCAAGCAAAGCAATTCAGTATTTGATCGATACCGCACCCTTGTACGCAAAAGCGAAAGCGGATCGCCTGTACTTGGAGGAGTTCCGCAAGTCAAAGAAGGCTCAACTGATGAGCCAGGCAGGGACTGAAGTTCTTGGAAAGCAGGAAACCTTTGCTTATGCCCATGAAGAGTACATAGAAATCCTAGAAGGAATCAGAGCTGCAGTAGAGAAAGAAGAGAAGTATCGGTGGTTGATGACCGCTGCCCAAGCAAGGGTAGAAGTGTGGAGAACCAACCAGTACTCAGCCAGAATGGAAATCAGGGCAACCCAATGAACAACAAACTGAACGCCAAGGAAAGACTACATCTTGCTAGAGTAAAGATGCTTCCCTGTTCAGTATGTGATAAATCAGGACCATCAGAAGCCCATCATTACAAGCAAGGTCTTCAATATACCTGTATAGCATTATGTCAAGACTGCCATACTAATTCTATTTTAGGATGGCATGGTCAAAAGAGAATGTGGCATATAAAGAAAATGGACGAGCTTGATGCTCTAAATATTACTATTAAGAGATTATTTGAAAACCAATCTGAAAATGAAAATGCTTTCTAATTTCAAAAGTTTCAAAAACTTTGAGTTTCTAAAAATTGGTTAACTTGAGTTTGTAAATAGTAAATGGCACTTTTTTGTAAAACACCATTTATTAGGGTAAACCCTTAGTTTTTTGTAAGTTAGCACTCACTTCGCAAAAAATCGTAAGTTAGCGCTCACTTCACAAACCAGGCAAGCAGCGCATGAGACGCAATTCCAGAATACACCTAGAAGGCCATTAAAACCCGCTTAGAGCCGTTTTTTTGCCTAGGGTATATCTACTATGCTTAAAACCACAAAAATCGATTCTAGGGCTTTTTAATCAATTCTGGGAAAGTAAGCACTCACTTCAAAAACACTTTCAAAAAAACCCGCATATTGCAGCGGGAATTTTTGGGAATGCTTTAAATGCTATCGATTAAAACCCAGAATTCCTCGATATAGCAGCATTTTTGCATTTTGGGATTGTGCAAAGCATGACAAAAAATCATGTTGCAAGTGACAAGATCAATTTCCATGAGGGTTTGATCTTCGCTAGTTATAACCCCGATATTGCCTTTTTTCATTGCTTTGGATCCTCAATTTCTAGCCATTCCTCAATTTTTATAGTCCCTTCGCACAATGTATTCCGTAGACAATCAATGGCTAATTCCGCATGGTATTTGCAAAATTCAGGACTATTTAAATAAGCTTTAAAGGCAATAATTGCCCCAAAAACTGTATTTATGTCATTGATCCCTTCGTAAACTTTCCATTCATTGACAATCTTTGGGTGTTTTTCTGGTGTTTTTACTTTTTTAGTAGTCATTTTTTGGCCTTTTAGTGTAGTTCGTAAGAGATAACTTTGCTTGTCCAGCATTCCCGACAATCGAGACAAGCCCCGTTTTGTTGTGGCGCTTTGCATGGTGTCCCCATTGGGGTTTTTGTATGCACGTTTGATGCTGTTATGCCTGGCACGTTTTGCAAGCTTGACGGAATAATGACGGGCTTGTCGGGATACATTGCCGACAATCTAACAATTAAATTCTTAGGAATGGCATTTTTTCCATGCTTTGCAATAAATTCCTTAATTGTCCCGTATTCCCTTGTCGGTAACCAGTGCATTGTGCTGGGTGTTGCATGGCAAACCGCTGCAATTTTTTCTAAGTGTTCAAGGTTTTGTAGATCCCCACTATCGTGCCAGCGAAAAAAAGGATCTTTCCCAATATGCGACACCATACCAGAAACCCAAAATTCCCCGTTGATACTATCTAGACGGGCAAATTGAGCGGGTTTAATGTTGTTTTCATACATTTTATAAAACCCGTTATTTGCATAGCATGAAGCGCAAATTGAACCTTCAATTTTTGACATTTTGAACCCAGTTTTACAAGCTTCGGTCGGTAAACTGTAACTTTTACATGGCATTTTTGACGTTGACGTAAGGGATCCGCAAACGATAGCAGCCTGGTTTTTTGTCATTGGGACAATGGGAATGATTTTCATTTTTACACCTATTAAAAAAAGAAAAAGAGAATTAGATTGTGCAACACCCACAGCAAGGGGCATCAATACAGCGGCCTTTTTTGTTCCGATAGAACGTATTAGGGCCATGTTCACCAAAAAAGGTTATGGTGTCGCTATCGGGTTCAAGAATAGCCTTTTTTGTGAGGGTATCGTATAGGATCCAATCCCCGACATTGATTACAGCCTGGGATTGTGAACACCTAGAACGGAATTTTGAGCGCATTTTTTTAAGCATTTCAAGCCCCTATTTTATGCAAGCATACTGAAATGTCCTGCAATAGAACGTGATCCATGCTGCGGGTATTTCCCGCTAAATATCGCTGTAATACATCAAAATACTCATCTCGTATGATCAATTTCATTGATAAGCATTTCAAAAGGGCTTTTTCATTGTAGGTTTCACCTAATGCAATTTGTGAAAGTGTTTTTGATAATTTCATTGTTTGCCCCTTATTTAACTAGAACGTCAAAATATGCCAGCATCAATGCCAGCGCTGCAAAAAAAAGCACAATGCCAAAAATGGCCTCAATGATCACTGTTTTCATTGCATGGCCTCTTGAATGTCATAAGTTTTGCAAATAAAAGAGTAACCCAAAGCTTGAATGCGCTTAAGGTTTGCTGACGTGAGGGTAGACGTTCCCGCTATAGACGCAAAGATCTTGGCCTGGGTGCATAAGGGGTATGCAACAACATTGCCATAAACCCGCTTTATCTCAATTTGTATTTCCATGTTGACACCTATTTATTGAAACGTTCCGATTGAACGTGCATTTATAGTAACACCAGAAAAGAAAAAAACAGTAGGTGTAAACCCTAGGTTTAGGATCTTTAAACCCTTAAGGGATAACCCTGATATGGTTTGATTTTGTAGCTACAATTGGAAAAAGAAAAGAAGGGATAACCCAATGCAAGGGATCCTAATGTAATAAGGGATAGATAAGGGCAACATATAGGGAACGCAAGGGGAAGGGATAGACTAGGCATTGATAGACCTAGATTGAAAACCTAGTGAGAGAACACATAGAGAAACCTTTTACTCACTCTTACATCTACACCCTTTGCGCTAGTGAGACAGATAGTTATAAATCATAACTAAATGCCAACCTAGGGTTTACCCTAAGCTGTACGGATCCACAGTAGGGTTTACCCTAATAGTGTTAGTACCTAGGGGTTTACCCTTAAGGGTTTCTATGTAAGGTTAGGGTTTACCAGTAAGGGTTTACCCCCCCCTATCGATAAATGGAGGGGGCGCTGTGGCAGGGGACATAAACACACATCAATCACACAC